GGCTGGGGCTTCATGGCGGGGGGTGAGGGCGTCCAGCGAAATGAAGTGCGTCGGCTCCCAATCTAGGCCGCCATTGCCCCCGTCCACGGCCCAATAGTGGCCGCCGTGGTCCGCCTCGGCCTTCTGAGCCATGGCGACGTTTTCGCCGTCCGTGGCGATCCCATCGGCCCACATAGGAACGTCGGTCGCAGCCATGACCACCCCCTCCCGCGCTGGGGCTTCCGGCCCGTCATACCCGCCGACCTCCTCAACGCTCGCGGCCAGATGCGCGAGGTAGGACAGTTCCTCAGCCTCAGGTCCGGTCGTGGTGTCGATCAGCTTTTCGATGCGCTCATAGACCGCGCGACCGACTTCCAGTTCAGCGCAACCGATGGTGTTGAGCGCTGGGGCTTCCGGGGATAGGGCGGCTTCCCATTGCGGGAACTCACGCCAGCCCATCAGAGCGTCGCCTTGCGTCAGAAGGGGGCTGTAGGTCGGGCCATCGTCGCCCTCGCTGTCGCTATGCCAGCCTGTGACGTTTCGGCTCTCGTTGTCGTCCTCAAACCAAAGCGGGACGGCGTTCATGTAGAACGCTGAGAACGTCACCACCTTCTCACCGTCAGCGCGCTTCACAGCGACGATGCGGTAGGCGTGTTCGCCTTTCTTCGCCTCGGGGACTTCGGTCGGGCTACGCCACCCACCCGCCAGCGATGACGGGGCGGGGGCGGACAGACACGACAGTTCAGACATGACACCGTGGATGGCGTCGGTGATCAGTTCGCGCTCCTTGTCGGTCGGCATGTAGCCGCCTTCATCGCCGCGAAACTCATAGCCGCCGACGTATTCCTCAACGTCAAATCCGACGATGGCCGAAGCTCCCGTCCGTCCTCGCACTTCGGACAGGCTGTGAACCATCCGGGGTTCCACGCGCAGCCACAGCCGCAATAGTTCAAGACACCCATCACAGCGCCCCCTCGGCGTTGCGGGTCTCGCCTGCCGTAGCCTTGGCGCGGAGTTCGTTGTGAACCTCCATGTGATGCGCCCGGCACAGCCACCGCACGTCCAGAGGACGGCTATAATCGTCGTGGTGAGCATCAACCCGCGTCGCTGAACAGACCTCACACACGCCTTTCACCAGGTCGCCACGGAGCAAGGCGTTTCGCACCGATCGCCGCGCATCGTGATGTTCTTTGAGGGAATGATCCGCCCGATAGCGACGCTGATTTTCGGCGCCCCTGGCACGCTCTTCATCCGTGATCGGGTTTCGGGCGCGCCAAGCCTTGTAGATGGCCGACTGTTTGGCCCGATATTCTGGGCATCGCCGCCGCCTTTCGCTGAGCGCTCTCCAATACGCCCTGCGCTCTTCAGAACCAGGAACCCACGTGCTCTTTGCGCCGGAGTGAGGAACGGAGGTCATGCTGCCACCTCGAAAAGCTGGCGCTGCGATAGGCGCTCAGGGGGCCATGCCAGCGTGCGGCGGGCGGCCATGTCGTCCCAGCGGCCAGCCGCTTGCTGCACGCCCCACAGGTAACGATCCCCGAGGGATTTGAGACGGTTGTGATTGCGGGCGATGTCGGTGCTGTCAGCCGAGGTGATCGGCCAGTCGCAACCCGGCTTCAGGAGCTGGAGGCCACGGAAGAAGTGGATCGGCGGAATGGAGCCGAAAGCGGCATGGATGGCGTTGAACAGATCATCCATGCGCTCGCAGAAGGGCGCCGACAGGATGTCGCGATACTCGCCCGTGGCTCCGACGCAGAGGCGCCCGAACCGCTCAAGCAGCGCGACCGCCCGATGGATGGGCTCGTCGAGGTGATAGACCGGAACGCCATGGTCGCGCAGATCGGCGGGCCACTCGCGAATGAAGTAGTCCAGCTCCTGCGTGCCGGTGCCGATGGGGTCGGGGATGACGGCCCATGAGCAGCGCCCGTCGAGGCACCAGCGGCGGCAGAAGTCGTAATAGGCTTGCCAGTAGGCGTCGCTGAACTCGGTCCCCTTCATCCATGCGGAGAAGATGCCGTTGTCCGCAAACCATGACCGGGCGTTGGCGTCGATCCACTCGACCTGATCAGGCCGGTAGTAGGAGACGCAATAGTCCCGGAAGCCCAGCGTCTGGAGGACTGCATTCGGGGTGATCGGGGTGCCATGATAGGCGGCCTTCGCGAGATAAGCCGCGCCACCTGATGCATCACCGCCGGGCACGGAGGCCTCTTGGCCGGAGTGAACACCAACCATCAGGCTTTCCCCTCTTGAGAGCGGCGAAGGATCGCTTCCGCTGCTGTGGTGTCGCCAGAGACGGCGTAGAGCGCCTGGCACAGGTCGAAGGGGTCGATGCCGAGGGCGTGCCAGAAGGCCAGCTCGGCGCCGGAGTGCTGGCGCTCATGGCAGGGACGGCAGAGGGGCGTGGTCCATCGGTCGGACGGCTTCTCGGCCTTGCCGGTGGGGCGCTTGCCGATGGTGATGTCCCCTGCCCTCAGGTGCGCGGCGTCACAGGGGCCAGCGATCCGACAGGCAGCGCACGGCAGCCGGCGGATGAAGGCCAGGTGGCGGTTGTCGCGTTCCCGCGGCTGGCGCTGGCCTGGGCCCTCAGGACGGAACGACCGGGACCGGATATGGCCAGGGGCGTAATGCTTGCGCTTCAAGGCCCGCTTCTCTTCGCGCAGGCGCGTGAGGTCGGCGTTGATCTGGAACAGCGACCGGCTCATGCGGCTTGATCCAAGCGGTGGTCTTGCACGGTGGTCATGCGCGAGTGCTTGAGCAGGCGAACCCGCTCCTTCTCGCCGACCGGGCTGAGGATGACTGTGAAGGGCCGCGCCGGCACGTCGCGCTCCGGCCATGCAGCGGCCTGCTGCGTGACCCAGAGGAGACCTTCGGCGACCATGCTGAGGATCAGGGCTTCGGAGTAGCGCGGGGCGTTCTTGCTGCTGCCGACCGGCTGATCCTCCAGGCGGAACGGCACGCCCGCGAAGGCGCAGCGCATCATCCGCTGATACGGCCTGACGGTGGTCAGGAGGGCGGCTTCGTCCGCTGTGAGGACGCGGATGTCCTGCTCGGCAATCATGCCGCTTCCTGACTTGCGGTTTCGACGTAGCGGGTCTGGAGCTTGCGGCCGATGGCGCGGCGGAAGTTGAACGGGCAGGCCTTGAGGCCCAGGCCGTTCTCGACCTCCAGCATGGCGATCTGCCCTTCGGTCGTGGCGAGATCGACGCGGCGCTCGAAGGCCTCGGCCCAGCCGCGCCAGTCGGTGGCGGTCAAGTCTTCGGGCAGGAACAGGCGTTCAGACCAGTCCACGTCCTCGACGTACTCGGGCAGGCTGTAGGGTCCGACCTCTTCGACGACAGCCGGCGGCGCGGCGCGCTGGACGGGCGGGGGCGCCGGGGTGGCGAGATTCTGGTTGTCGTTCAGCCAGGTCAGGGCCGCGCACAGGCGCTGGGCGAAGACCTCGGCATCTTCGACATAGGCCGAAAGGTAGATGACCGGCACCCCTGCCCCGCCCGGCTCGCGGGCGCCGTCGATGCGGACGGTCGTGGGTCCGAACAGGTCGATGTCGCGCTTCGGCGAGCCGGTGCTGACGATGGAATAGAACTCGCGCATCAGGCCAGCGCCCACCAAAAGCAGGCGACGAAGCCGAAGCAGACAGTGCCTTGGAGGGCCATGACGAAGACACGGGTTGCCCGTCCTGCAGTGGCCGATGCGGCCTTGTGGCGGCGTGCCTGGCGCTGGGCCTCGGCGGCTTCACGCTGGATCAGATTGCACTCGCGCTCGGCGCGTCGGTCGCGAACAGCTTGCCAGTTCGGATGGAAGCCTATGCCCAGCGGATGCGGGCGTATGTCGATCAAGGCGTCTTGGGCCACGGGCGTCTCCCCCTTTGGTGTTGGGAGAAGGTTCACACCGTTTGAACCGACCGTCAAGAGATTAGTTCACACCATTTGAACCCACGTCCGCGATTGACGCATCGCCTATCGACTCCCCTTCGCGGGTCGGCGATCAGTATGCGTTAACTTCTGAGGGCGGGATGAGGAAGGCTCGGACCTACCATGTGGCGCAGTTCAAGCGCCGTCGCGGGGCTCTCGCCGCTGGCGAGCTGCTGACCTTTCCTAACGAAGACGCAGCGTTTCGCAGGGGCAAGGCCATGATGGGCCGCGTCGATGGCCTGGTCTTCTTCAAGATCGAGTGCGGTGAGGATGGGGACGTTTGGAGCGAGGTTGAGTTGCTGGCGACAATCGGCGACGTGCCACCAGAAGCGGACGAGGCAGCGTGACTTCACTCGACATTAGCGAACGACGTGATACCAGTTTTGCAGCGCGCAACAGGGGGTTGGGCGTCACTTTAGATCCTGGGGGATCCTATGAAGAAGCTCATCATCGTGGCGGCTCTAGTCGTCGCTGCAACCACGACGGCCGCCTGCGCCACCAAGCGCTATCCGATCGCAACGCAATGGTCGGCTGCAGAAGCCGAAGCCATGGACTGCAATGCTCTGCGCCTTGAGTTGGTCCGCGCCAACCAGGTTCAGACCCAGATCGCCGAAACCGCCGACTTCGATTGGCGCTCGGTGGCCGGCTTCCTCGGTGACTACGGCATCGGCAACGCTATGGCGAAATCGGACGCCGACAAAGCCATCCGTGGTCGCGTCGCCGGTATCCAAGAGGCACAGCGCAACAAGCAGTGCCCGGTCGCGTAGGGGGAGTTGCCGTGAAACTGACCAACTGGTTCTTGAACTTCGACTTTAGCGGACGTGCGCGCCGCTCGCATACGTGGGCGAACTGGTTCGCCTGGCTCGCAGTTTGGCTTGTCGTCTGGGGCATTGTCATGGGGATCGCCAGCGCCGGCGTCGCTGCCGACGAAGCTACTGGCCCCGACGGAACGTCGGCCGCCTCCGGGGCACTGGGCGGCGTTGCGATGCTCATGCTTTTCGGCACATGGGCGCTCGCTTTCATCGACAGCATGGCCATGAACTTCCGCCGCGCCCACGATACGGGCCGGAGTGGCTGGATCTGGCTGTTGCTGCTTATCCCGCTCGTGAACCTGCTGCCGCTCTACTGGCTACTGATTGAAGACAGCCAGCAGGGGCCGAACAAGTATGGCCCGCCTGTGAAGCAATTCTACGAGCCCGGTAAAGCGGCGGCTTAGGTCGGTCCTTCAACCATCCAGCGGCGGCTCCATCTGGGGCCGCCGTTTTCGCATCCGAAAGCAAAACGGCCCGGCGAGAACGTCCGGGGGGGATCATTCTGCAAGCCAGGCCGCTGATCCCCGAAAGGATACGGCCATCATAGGCTGGAGCCGCACGCGGGCAAGCTGCTATGGTCGCGCCATGGAAGCGCTGACCGTAAAGTCCCTCGCCGCAGCCCCGACCTTGGATGAAAGCCACGGGCTGTTCAGGTTCGAGACCGAGGAGGCGGGGCGGATAGCCCTAGCCATCCCGCGCGAAAAGCTGCCTGGTCTCGCAGGCCTCGCCATTGCCTACGCGACGAAGCAGACGCCCGGCATCTCGGCCGAGCGGAACGTCACCGCCCTAGAGATCGACGGCTTTGATCTGCTGGCCGACGACATGGGCGGCGCCGTTATTTCGTTCCTGATCGAGGGCGTCTCGCATCAGCTCCCTTTCCATCTGACGGCAGAAGCTGTGGCGGCGCTGAAGCAGCAATTGGCGCTGGTCTGACAGCAAAAACCCCGCCCGGTGAGGGGCGGGGATTGGGACTCTTCACGCGAATTAATTCCTATGGCATCATGTCGGCATGACCGAAGCTGAGGCCAGAGAGATCGTCGTCACGCCGGAAATGCAGCGAGTGGGCTGGGCCGCCTGTGAAGAGATCAGGGTCGTTCAGCGCGACTGCTACGACGAATACGATGGCCTCAAGGCCGCATTCCCATTGATGTTGAGGGCGTGGCTGGAACAGGGCGCGCCGGGCTGGTCTGCTTCAACAGGAAGCTCAGAAGCTGCACGGTGATTTCGAAGCGCCAGCGGGGGTCCGTAAGGCGCTCGTCTCGCCGCCCGAGATCCAGGCCTAACTGACTCACCCGGCCAGCATGCTTGCTGTGGACCATAAGCCCTCTAGAGGGATCGTCTCCGCATGATCGGGTGTAGACGTCGGGAAACTGCAGGTCGCGGCAGTGCTCACGAACTGGCGAGGCAGCGAAGCTCAGGCCGCGAGCCTGATGAGCGAATAGATTGCGGATCGTTGCGACCTTGACGAGATCATCTTTTGCTCTGCGGTCGATCAGCCCCATCAGGTAGGCCAGATTTACCTGCGCGCCGAATGCTCCGGCCGGTCCATTCAAGCCGAGAAATCTACCCGCCAACTCTGGATCATCGACAAGACATCGACCGATCATGGCCTTGAGGTCCGCCTCCAGGGCGCCGCCAGCCACTACGGCCAGGACGCGGTCTGAGCCATCTGACAGCTCGGCCAGAACGTCATTGTCGTTCAGCACCGCGTGCCAGAACGAGGCGTCGCCGCTGGCAAGCAGCCCTGGCAGCGACACAAAAACTGTTACCTTCGATTGGTCCGCCATCACCCCTCCCTCGAGGTTACCCGCCATGCGCAGCTGCTCGCCGCCGCTTGATCAAACGCCATACGAGATACGCAACGCAGTTCGCTGCGAAGGCCCACCCCAGCCACCAAGGCACACCGCTGCGCTCAGCCCAGATGGTGATCAGGCCGACAGCCAGGCCGACCGCAGCGGCGCCCACAGCCGCCATCAGCCTCACCCGCCACGACGCCTTCAGGAACGACAGCATGGCGATAGCGAATATCGCGGGCTGGGCCGCCAGCTTCCAGAGATCGGCTTCGGTCACCCGGCCACCGCCACGATGACCATCACGATCCCCAGCAGGACAACCAACCCGATGATCACGGCGACCGCCACATTGCCCTGCGCACGAAGCCACCGCTTGTCGGCGTCGAGGTCCACGTAGAACAACTCGTCCCCGGCCGGGATTAGCACCTTCTGCTTGATCAGCGCGTTCACCGTGGAGCGAGAACTCTTGGTCGGCAGCGGCACGGCAGTCTCAGGGTTCAGCGCCCCGGCCTTCTGGAAATGCTCGATGACCTTGCTGCGAGCCAGTGTCGCGATGATTGCGGCGTTGGCGCCGGCGCTTGCGGCTATGTTCATTTGCCCCCCCGAGGTTACACGTCTATTTCGCCAGGCACTTTTCGCGCGTGGTGTTGGGATAGAGCGAGCAGTCCCATGCCACGCGCTCGAAGCCCGTCTCGCGGTTGATCGCATAGGCGAAGGCCTGGGCTTTGATCTGCGCCTCGGTAAACGGAAGAGCTGACGGTTCTTCGCCCTCCCGCCAGATGCCGACCATGCAGTTGTCGACGTCCAGGCACTTCATCCCAGCCAGGTCAGCGAAGGACGCCGGATCGGCGTTAGACTGCACCGCCACGGTGTAGAAGCTCGGCCCTACCTCATGCGTGGCCAAGGCTGTCGCGGCGACCATCGGCCTTGGCTTGAGCGCTGCGTTAGCAGCTATTGCGCCAACCATCAGGAGGGCGGCGCCGCCTGCGACGTAGAGCCACTTTTTCATCGTCCTCCCCCGAGGTTCAGCCGCTTTAAAAGTCGGCCGTGAATGTCATTAGGCCGCGCGGCCGGCAGCCTTTTTGTCGGCTTCAGGCTTCGGCGCGGCAGCGGCCTCTTCCTTGACCACTTCTCGCACAGCTGCCTCCAGGCGCCGGATCCGCATAGCGTCGTCGGGATGCATGAGGAGTTCGTGAGGACGGATGTTCAGCAACTCTGAAATCGCCTGAACATGATCCCGCCTGAACGGCTGGAGCCCATGCCACAGGCGGTTCGCCGTGTTTTTGGGATAGTCCAGCTTCGTGACGAGGTCATTCTGTTTGAGGCCAGCCGTGGCGAACCACTCGTGCAGAAACCAGTCCGGACCGTCAGTTTGTTCCATGTTCACATGATGCGAACTTCTCCACAGGAAGTCGCCCGCCACCATGTGAACCTGTGAGATTGACGAGAGGTTCAAACTATGTGAACCTTTGGCATGACCCTCGCTCAACATCGTGCAGCCCTCGGCCTCTCGCTTGAGCAGTGCGCCGTGGCTCTTGGCCTCAGCCCTTCCAGCAAGGGCTGGCTCTCCGAAATCGAGAACGGGAAACGCGACGCCTCGCTGCGGCTGGCGCTGAGGATCGAGCGATGGAGTGGCGGCGCGGTGTCGGCTGCATCCGTTTGCGCTGAGCTTCGCGCCGCAAACGACACCCCTTCCCGGTCCGAGGCCGCTTGATGTCGCGGTCGGTGGTCAAGAGCCTGATCCTGGCCGTTCGGACGGTGGTTCTTCACGTCGAGGACTATGACCGGCTCCGCCGCGAGGGCGCCGACGAGTTCACGGTCGCCCGCGTCCGTCGCGAAATGGTCGAGGCCGCGCGCTTGGCGACCGAGACGGCAGACCTGTCGACGGCGCTTCTGCAGGCCGTCGGGCCGACCGTCGCGCGCCTTGTCGTCGCCAACACCGATCACCCCTCACCTCCCGATGAGCCGCCACCTCAGGCGGCCTAACCCACGAAAACTACGGCGGCGCTTGGCGACCGTCAGCTTGCAAACAGAAGGCACCGTGCAATGAGCCGGCTTCAGGAAACCCAAGAGGTCAAAGCCCTCTTCAAGATGTTGGTGACGGCGGTCGGCGGCGTTGAAGCTGCTGGCGTCCACCTCGGCGTGTCACACCAGCGCGTTTCGCAGCTCTACTCCCTGAGCAACGAAGACGAACCCGGCTATCGCCAGATCCGGCTGCTGGAAGTCGTCGCCGGGCGAACGATTGTCACCGGCGCCCACGTCAAGGCGGTGCGTGGCGAAGAGGCCGACAGCATTTCCGCTGCGGTGGTCGAGTCGGTCAGCGCGACGTCAACGGCGCTGCGCCTGGTCCATGACATGGACGCCGACGGACAACGCGATCAGGGCGAAATCCTCGCCGTTCGTCAGGCGACGACCATCGCTCGTGACGCGGTGACGCGCCTGGAGGCGAAAGCCGCGACCCTACAGCCTGGGGCAGCGTGATGGGCGCCCTCCTCCTCAGACTGCACACTGCCCTCCTGGCCCTCACGGGCAAGGACAGCCTGCTGCACGGCCAGGCCGACCCGTTCGCCACGGTGCAGGGCGTGTTCGACGCGCTGGAACACCGCGCAACCGAACGCCGCGACATGAACGCTGTCGGCAAGCTGAAGGCGGCACGCAACATCGTGACGAGCGAATGCCTGCGAGGTGCGCGATGACCGTCGCCACCAATCGCGCCAACTCCACCAGTACCGGGGCTTTCGCCACGTCTCGACGCGGTGGTTTGACGCCCCAGGAGGTCAAGATGGCCCGCGAAATGCGCGCCAAGGGCCGGGGCTGGCAGACCATCGCCAATGTCATGGGGCGGTGCCGTGAGGACTTGCAGGGGCTGGAAGCCTCCAATGACGTTGGATTGCCGGTCGGTGGTCCGCGGCCGCGCCCTTTCGCCTGGACGTCAGAGAAGCTGGCTGCGTCGGAGCGACTGTACCTGGAGGGGTTCGGCGCCAACACCATTGCGACAGCTGTCGATTGCGACCTGAGGACGGCGGAGGCCCGGTACAGCCTGCTGCGCCGGAAGGTGAAACGATGACGCCTGAACGTCGGATCAAAGCCCGATCCGTGGTCGAGTTCGTGGCCAAGCGCTACGGCGTGAGCCTGGGCGAGATCACAGGTCGTAGGGTTATCCGCTCAATCGCGCGGCCTCGTCAGATCGCCATGTACGTGATCCGCGAGGCGTGTCCGCACCTGAGCCTGCCTCAGATAGGCCGGGCGCTGGGCGGCCGGGACCACACGACCGTCATCCACGCCGTCCGAAAGGTCGAGAGCCTGATAGCCGCCGATCCGGTTTTCGCCGCGGAGGTGACGACCACGCTGGAGTATTTCCGTGGCCTGCCCGCCGACCCGGTCGATCTGATGCTGACGGCGCAGATCGACGCCGCGTCGAAGCACCTTGAGGCTCTGATCCTAGAAGCCCGGGGGCGCATCGCCATGGCTGGACTGGCGACGCTATGAGCGTTCAAGCCATCACATGGGCGTTGGACCAGACGTGCGCCACGGCGACTGAGAAGGCCGTACTGCTGGTCGTGGCCAACTATGTGGGGCCTGACGGCACGACGTTCGTGGGCCAGGAGACCATCTCTGAGCAGGCTTGCTGCTCGATCAAGACGGTCGAGCGCGCCCTGGCGACCTTTGAAAAGGCGGGCTGGATCACCCGCGAGCGCCGGCACCGGAAGGACGGTTCGCGGACGTCGGATCTGATCGTCTCAAAGGGTCCGAAACACCCTGAACGGAGGGAGAACGTCCAAACCGACAATAAGTCGGGTAGGCGCTCGCCTAACAGACACCCTGTCCAAACCAAACAGACATCCAGTCCAAACCTACCCGACTGTGTGTCGGGGCTCACTTCGTTTGAACCGCTAGAGGAACCGTTAGAGGAAGCTGTTGCTGCTGCGCGCGAGCCAGCGAACGACACCTCGACGGTGGTGACCCTCGCATCGGTGGTCTGCGACTGGCCCGAGGGCGACGCCCGCCGTCATGCCGAGCTGCTGAGCCAGGCCGCCAACACGATCCGCCTCGACCCTGCCCGACAGCCGGGCCTGACCACGACGCTGGGCCGCCTCGCCGCCTGGCGCCGGGACGGGGCGAGTTGGGAACACGACGTCGTGCCCGTGGTCACCACCATCGCCGCCAAGCCCGGTCAGCCGATCTCGTCGTGGAAGTTCTTCGACGCCCCCATCGCCCAGTCCATCGCCGACAACGCTGCCGCCCTGAAAATCCCTGAGGCCCGCCATGCAAGCCAGACCCATGAACAGCTTCCCCGTCGCTCAGCCGAACGAAGCGCAAACCGTGACCGATCGACTGCCGGCGCTGAGCGGGCCACTTCGGTCGTGGCTGCTCGTCGAAACTTCTGACGACAAGGCCATCGAGGTCATCAGCAAGAGCCCCATGCTGCGGTCCGAGGCCGCGATGTTGATGCCGATGCTGCGCCAGGAGGCCCTCCGCCCTGCTCAGCCCGAGGAGATCATGCTGATCGTGAAGAGCCGGGAGCAAATCTTCGGCGACTTGCGGATGGAGCGGAGCGAGGTGGAGTGGACCGCGTTCTGGGCCGATTATTTCGAGGCGCTGAGCGGCCTGACGGCGGCGAGCATCGAAACCGGCATGGTGGCCTACATCGCCCTGCCCGACAGCGAGTGGGCGCCGAAGCCCGGCAAGCTGGCCCACCTGGCCAAGACGACGCCGACGTGCGGCCGCTTCACCCGAGCCTACAACCGCGCCCGTGCGGCGGTGGTCGCCAGCCAGAAGGCGGCACAGCCCAAGCCGGTGGTCGAGGACCGTCCGTCGCCCGAGGAGGTCAAGGCCATGGTGGCGAAGACGCTGGCCACCCTGGCTGAGACGCCGGCGGCCAAGGCGGCCGCCGCGAGGAAGAAGGCCCTGCGCCCGACGCCATCGGCGCCCCTGCCCGCCGGCAGCACCATGAGCGCCGAAATGCGGGCGATGCTGGAGGCCCGAAAGGTCATCCCGCCCATCGACCGCGAACCCTACCAGTACGGAGAAGCAGCATGACGACGATCAAGGCCACGGCCGCGCAGTCCATTGCCCTGGAGCGTCGACGCCTGACAGACCGGGCTGCACTGGTGCGCGGGCGCGTTGAGGCCACGCCGGGCTGCAACCTCCTGCCCAAGATCGCCAACGTCGAGAACCGCCTGAGGCTCATGCAGTTCGCGGTCGCCAAGACGCTTCTGGACGAGATCGACGACACGCTGGAGGACCTGCGCCGGAAGGCGGAAGCCCAAGCGATGCAGCAGGGCGCCGCGGAACAGGACAAGCTCCTGGATGGCAACGGCGCCGAGACGGCCAGGACCGCGTCCGGCGCGGGCATGCGGCATGGACTGCTTTGGCTGATCCAGAAGGGCCGCTTGACCCCGGTCCGCCGCACAGCCGGTCAGCGGTGGTCGGACGACTACAGCATGATCCGCACAGATGGTCTCCGCTCCTGCCTGAACGATAACGCTCCCGGCGGTGGTGCGACGGATCTCCGTCCTGACGAGAAGCGCGTCGCAGCGACGCAGCGCCTTGATCGGGCGCGCTATCACATCCGCTGCGCTACAGGATCAACGCGCCTGGCAGACCTGATGGACGCCGTCTGCGGACGTGGCGAAACCCTGAGGTCGCTAGCCGGCGGCGACAAGGACCGAGCGGAGCGGCTTGAGGTGGAGCTGATGATCGGTCTGGATATGGCCGCCGTGAGCTACGACATCATTCGTATCGCGGCCTGACCAAGGCCTATTGCAAACGGGGCCGAACGGAGCGACAAACAGATATCGGCGCTTCGCGCGTCCGGAACAGGCCCCGGCTCCTTCGAGCGCGGGGCCTTTCTCTTAGGCGGTCCGGTCAGTCACTTCCTTGGTCTGCCAGGTAGCAGAAGCGCTCTTCACCAGTGATATGGCGTGATTGCAGTCCTTGTAGTTGTGATAACCCTCGCCGCTATTGGCGATGATCTTTCCGTTTGCCGCCTCCAGTTTCCATCGGAACTGCTGGTTGGCATCTAGGTAGATTAGGAACGAGGGATAGGGTCGGGCGGTCATGGCTGCATCCTGTTTGGTTGACCCTCGCAGGCTGGGTTAGGCTAACGGCGCCGTCAACGCACGCCGGTCATCGAACATCGTGGACCTTCCTAAGCTCGTTGGGGACATCCATCCATAACGGGCAGTTATCCCCCACAACCCCGCACCACATTCCCCCTGGTCTGGCTCCCAAGCGCAGCAGGGCAAACACAACGGACCTTAGAGCTGAGAAAGCAACCGGGGTGCGGGCAGCGCGAGCTGTTCATTGCCGGGAAGGCCGGAACACTTGGGGCCAATCACCGATGGCCAGACTGACCAACCCGCCCTCTCGCCTTGGCTTTGCCAGCGACCGCAGGGCCTTCGCTCCTGACCAACCCAAGGGGCCAGCCCCCGTCCAGCACAGCGCACCATGGAAGGCCTGGTACAAGACGGCCCGATGGAAGGCGCTACGCCAGACCATCCTGATCCGAGACGCCTACACCTGCCAGCGCACCGGCGCCGTCCTCGGCGGCAAGAGCCCAGACCCTGATAGCCCAGTGGTGAACCACAAGCGCCCGCACCGTGGCGATGAGCGCCTGTTCTGGGACCCGAACAACCTGGAGACGGTCAGCAAGGCCGTCCACGACTCGACCATCCAGCGCGAGGAGCAGGAGAGCCTGCATCAGCGCGGGGTGTGGAGCTGAGGAGTTAGCAGCATGTCGCGCATCGAGACAGTGAACCTCAACGCCGCGACCGCGCGGTTAGGGATCAAGATCAAGGTCCGCGGCCTTAAGGGTCTCGCGTTCCGTCTCTCTCTCTGGCTCGCCGCCTCTTCGCCTTCGCCGGTGTCGTGGCCGGTGTCCCGGTGGAGATAGACGTGCCGAGCACGCGCACTCGGGTCCTGCTCGATGAGGCTGATCGCCGGATCGATAGGCGGGCAGGCTGCGTCTACGTCAGCACTCATGCCGAAGTCGATGAGACTGGCCAGCGCTGGTCAACGTGGGACCGCATCAAGCTCCCAGACTGACCCCCGGGGGGGGGCATCAAAAGTCCAACGGAAGCCGTCGCTTAGGGACCGGCCTCCCCGGCACGTAGAGATTTAATCCCGGCTGGGAAGTTCGCGGGTGCGAACCGGAGCCGGCTGGAGCCCTCATGACGGACGAAAAGAAGCCCGTCGACTGGGCAGAGATTGAGCGCGATTACCGCGCAGGAACCATGTCCATCCGGGAGTTGGCGGCCTGGTACGGCCTCAGCGACACGGCGATCAGGAAGCGGGCGAAGAAAGACGGCTGGGAGCGTGCGAACCCCAAGGCAGGTTCGCACCGCGAACCACCCCGCGAACCGGAGCCCGCGAAGGTCTACGTCGGCACGGTTCTGACGCCGGAGAACACCACGCCCGAGGCCATCGTCGGCCGGGGCCGCAACCTCGTCATGAGGATGCTGGACGAGCTGGACGCCACGACCACGCGCAAAGGCGAGCTTGAGGACATGATCGTCTCGGCCATCGACGAGGGCGCGGACGACAAACAGAAACAGGCCGCTATGGCGGCCGTGTCGCTCAAGGGTCGCTCGGAGGTGCTGAAAGCCCTCGCCACGGCGGCCAAGACGTTTGCCGAGGCCGGTGCGCCGGCTGGCGTGAAGAAGCAGCGGCAGGAAGCCGGGGAGCGGGTCGCCAAGGGTGGCGGCAAGTTCTCGGCGCCGGCTCCTCCCCTGAGGCTGGTCCGCTAGGATTTGCTGTTGCCGCAGGGCGATAGCCGCTAAGATCGGATCGAGCCGGGACGGCAATCCCGAGCTCGATCCTAACCTGCCGAGCTGTTGAGGAGCATCGGATGGCTGAGGCCAAGCATACGTGCGCGACGAAGGTCTGCACAGCCTGTGGCGGCGAAAAGCTCGCTACTGAGGAGTTCTTCCACGCCAACCCCGGCGGGGCATTCGGCCTTCGTGGTCAGTGCCGAGAGTGCCGGAAGGCACGAATACGGGAGTTGATCGCCCAGCCCGATCAGGTTGCGAAGCGCAGTGCTGCCGCTGCTGCCTACACGGCGTCCGGCAAGGCTGCCGCGCAATCTAGGGCATGGCGAGCGGCAAACCCCGACAGCGCTTTGCGGTCGAAACGAAAGTGGGCGGGCAAAAACCGCGATCATGTTCGACAGCAGCAGCAAGGCTGGCGCGACGCGAACAGGCCCCTGGTCCGAGCAAAGCAGCGCAGACAGGACGCGAAGGTCCGCACCGATCCTTCGGCGGCCCTTCGAAAGCGGATGCGGGATAGCCTGCGCCGCATGGCTAAGGGCGCGAAGGCTGGGCGCGGAACGTTCGAACTGCTGGGCTACGGTTCCGATGAACTGCGGACGCATCTTGAGCGCCAGTTTACAGCGGGCATGAATTGGGAGCGGCTGATGGCTGGCGAAATCCACATCGACCATATTTTGCCCGTTGCCCATTTTGGAAATCCTGAGCCGGGAACGCCTGGCTTCGCGGCATGCTGGGGCCTTACAAATCTGCGGCCTATGTGGGCGGTGGAAAACCAGCGCAAGCAGGCCCGGCGCACGAGCCTTTTGTGATTGAAACCCCCTCTACAGCGTGCCCCGATTGGCGCGACCGCATCGTCGCCAGGCGGTCGCTCATCCCGTCGCCCTTGTTCGCCAATGAGGCGCGCGAGGCGCTGGAGGTCTTCAGGTCGCTGAAGATCGTCGACGCTCCTGGTCAGCCGACCTTCGGTGAAGCCTGCGAGCAATGGGTCTTCGACTTCGTCGCCGCCATCTTCGGAGCCTATGACGCCGACAGCGGGCAACGCCTGATCCGCGAGTTCTTCCTCCTGATCTCGAAGAAGAACAGCAAGTCCACCATCGCCGCGGGCATCATGCTCACGGCCCTGATCCGCAACTGGCGCCATTCGGCTGAACTGCTGATCCTGGCGCCGACCATCGAGGTCGCGCAGAACGCCTACAAGCCCGCCCGGGACATGGTGAAGGCCGACGAGGAACTGGACGAGCTGCTGCACGTCCAGGACCACATTCGGACGATCACGCACCGCGACAACGGCGCTATGCTGAAGGTCGTCGCCGCCGACACCGACACGGTGTCGGGCAAGAAGGCCGGGCACATCTTCGTCGATGAGCTTTGGGTTTTCGGCAAACGGGCCAAGGCCGACGCCATGCTTCGCGAGGCGACGGGCGGCACGGTCTCGCGGCCTGAGGGCTTCGTGATCTGGGCCAGCACCCAGGCCGACGAGGAGCCTGCCGGGGTCTTCAAGACGAAGCTCGACTATTTCCGCGACGTGCGGGACGGCAAGATCGACGACAAGCGCAGCCTGCCGGTCATCTACGAATACCCCGAGGCCATGGTCGAGGCCGAGGCCTACCTCCAGCCCGCCAACTTCTACATCACCAACCCCAACCTGGGGCGCTCGGTCAGCCAGGAGTGGCTGGAGGACGAGCTTCGGAAGGTCCTCAACGCGACGGGCGGCGAGAAGCAGGTCTTCCTCGCCAAGCATCTGAACGTCGAGATCGGCCTCGCCCTTTCGAACAACCGATGGGCTGGCGCTGACTACTGGGAAGCCGCAGGCGATCCGACGCTGACGCTGGACACGCTTCTGGCGCGGTCGGAGGTCGTGACCATCGGGATCGACGGCGGCGGGCTCGACGACCTGTTCGGCCTGGCTGTTCTGGGCCGCGACCGCGTCACGCGGCAATGGCTGCTCTGGAACAAGGCATGGGCGCACGACGACGTGCTCAAACGGCGGACGGACATCGCAAGCCGCCTCATGGATTTTCAAGGCCAGGGCGACCTGACCATCTGCTCCGACGCGATGGAGCCGATCATGCAGGCCGCCGATCTGGTCGAGCGCGTGAAGGACTCGGGCTTGCTGCCGGAAGAGAACGGCGTCGGCGTCGATCCTGCTGGCGTCGCCGCCCTGGTGGACGAGCTTGAGGCGCGCGGCATCGGGATCGGCCTGCAGGTCGCGGTTCGTCAGGGCTACGCCCTGTCGCCTGCGTCTTGGGGCTCTGAGATCAAGCTGAAGAACGGAAGCCTGAAGCACGCTGCGCAGCCGCTCATGGCCTGGTGCGTCGGCAACGCGAAGGCCGAGGTCAAGGGCGGCGCCGTCGTCATCACCAAGCAGAGCGCCGGCCGGGCCAAGATTGACCCGCTCGTCGCCAGCTTCAACGCGATCATGCTGATGGCGCGAAACCCAGAACCGAAGGAGGCGGGATGGAACGACTACCTCGCCAGCCTGGGAGTGCCAGCTTGATCGGCAAGGCGCTGGTAGCGCTCGGCTTTAAGTCCGCCGACACGGTTCAGCATCTCACCACGACGCGGCCGGATGGCTGGGTCGATAACGTCAACGCCGGGGTTCCCGTCACGGAGACAGGCATCCTCGGCCTGTCGGCGGCGTGGGCCTGCGTCAACCTGTTGGCGGGGACCATCGCATCGCTGCCGATCATGGTCTACCGCACCGACGCGGCGGGCAACCGCGTGCCGGCGCGGGACCACCCGCTCTATCGCGTGCTGCACGACAGCCCGAACTACGACCAGACGTCGCTGGATTTCTGGGAAGGCGGCCAGGCAGCCCTTGAGCTTCGCGGCAACATGCACGCTCGCATCGAGCGCAACGGCGGGCGAATCGTCGCCCTGCACCCGATCTTCAACCCTTCCATCACGCGGCAGTCGAACGGCGCCCTTCGCTATCGCTGGACCGAGAACGGCAAGTCCTTCGACGAGCCGCAAGAGAACGTCTTCCATGTGCGCGGTTTCGGCGGTTCGCCGCTCGGTGGCCTCTCGACGCTGAGCTACGGCCGTCAGGTCTTCGGCCTTTCGCTGGCCGTGAACAATGCGGCGCAGGTTACCTTCGCAAATGGTGTCCGCCCGTCGCTGCTGCTGGTTACTCCCGGCGATAAGACGCTTACCGCCGACCAGCGGAACACTCTGGAGTCCGCCCTTCAGGAGAAGCATGCGGGCGCCATGAACGCCGGAAGGCCGATGCTCGTTGAGGGCGGGATTACGCCGCATACGGTGTCCCTGACGCCCGAAGACGCGCAGATGCTGGAGAGCCGCTCGTTTAGCGTCGAGGAGATCTGCCGCTTCTTCGAAGTGCCACCCCACATGATCGGGCACACCGAGAAGTCGACCAGCTGGGGCACCGGCCTGGAGGAGCAGACGCTCCGCTTCCAGAAGTTCACTCTGCGGCGCCGGTTGAAGCGCATCGAACAGGCCATCGCCAAGCAGCTGCTGACCCCGGCTGACCGTGTTGCTGGCATCGTGGTCGAGTTCAACCTTGAGGGCCTGCTCCGCGCCGACAGCAAGGGCCGGTCCGAGTTCTACCAGAAGATGACCCAGATCGGCGCGATGACCATCAACGAGGTCCGCGCCCTGGAAAACCTGCCGCCGGTTCCGGGCGGCGATGTGCCGCGCATGCAGTCGCAGAACATCCCGATCAACATGGCGAACCCGCCAGCGCTCGTCGCCGGAGGAGGTGAATGATGCTTCAGACCAAGGACAGCGCCATTTCGCTGGACATTAAGGCCGTCTCCGACGACGGCACGATCGAGGGCTACGGTTCCGTCTTCGGCGTCGTGGACAGCTATAACGAACAGGTCGAACCGGGCGCATTCGCGGGCTCTCTGGTCGAGCGCCGCCGCAAGGGCCAGACGGTCAAGATGCTGTGGCAGCACGACAGCTGGCAGCCGATTGGCGTGTGGGACGACATCGCCGAGGACAGCAAGGGCCTATACCTGAAGGGTAGGCTTCTGAAAGACGTCTCGCCCCGCGCAGCCGAAGCCTATGGCCTGGTCAAAGCAGGTGCCATGGACGGCCTCTCCATCGGCTACCGCACCATTCAGACGGCCCCGCATGACGACAAGCAGGGCGTGCTGAAACTTCTGAAGCTGGATCTCCGTGAAGTTTCGCTGGTGACGTTTGGCGCCAACGAGCGTGCGCGGATCGAAAGCATCAAATCCATTCTGGACCGGGGCGACCTGCCCACGGTTCGGGAGTTCGAGGGCCTCCTGCGGGACGCCGGCTTCTCTCGGACTAAGTCTGTGGCCATCACGGCTGCAGCGACGCCGCACCTTCGGGGGGAGCCCGAGGCGAAGGCTGATGACGCGATGGCCTTCTTGAAGGCCCTGCGCGGCTAACCCCTCGCCCGCTTCGGCGGGCTCCAAAGACACCCCCCACTTTTCTAAAGGAGGTCGCCATGAGCGATCAAAAGACTGCTGCCGAGCTGGCAACCGAGTTCAAGGCCGACTTCGACACCAAGCTGGACGGCGTGAAGGCCCTGGCCGAGAAGGCCGTCGCCGAAGCCCAAAAAGGCATCGACGCCACCGGCGCCCAGAAGGAAGTCATCGACGGCGCCTTGACCGCCATGAACGAGGCCAAGGCCCGTCTGGACGATCTGGAGCAGAAGATGGCTCGCGGCGGCGGCGACCCCGACCAGGGCGAGAAGTCGATCGGCGAGCAGTTCACCGAGTCCGAGGGCTTCCAGAACTTCCAGGCCAGCGGCTTCTCCAAGAGCGCACGCGGCGGCGACCTGCAGATCAAGGCTACGCTGACGTCGGCCACGACCGCTGCCGCCGGCTCGGTCGGCGACGCGGTGCAATCCACCCGCCTGCCTGGCATCCTGCCCCTGCCCCAACGCCGCCTGACCGTGCGCGATCTGCTCTCGCAGGGCCGCATGGACGGCTCGACGCTGGAGTACGTCAAGGAGACGGGCTTCACCAATTCGGCTGCGCCCGTGGCCGAAGGCACTCAGAAGCCCGAGTCGGACCTGCAGTTCGAGCTGGTCACGACTTCGGCCAAGGTCATCGCGCACTGGATGAAGGCGTCCAAGCAGATCCTGAGCGACGTGTCGCAACTCCGTTCGGTGATCGACCAGCGCCTGCTCTACGGGCTGGCCTACGCCGAAGAGCAGCAACTGCTGAACGGCAGCGGCTCCGGCCAGAACCTGCATGGCATCATCCCGCAGGCGACGGCCTACGCGGCGCCGATCACCATCTCGGGCGCGACCAGCATCGACATGATGCGTCTGGCCATGCTGCAAGCCGCCCTGGCCGAATACCCGGCGACGGGCCACGTCATGAACCCCATCGACTGGGCGTTCATCGAGACCCTGAAAGACAGCGAAGGCCGCTACATCATCGGCAACCCGCAGGGCACGGCTTCGCCCACCCTGTGGTCGCTGCCGGTCGTGACGACCCAAGCCATCGCGGTCGATAAGTTCCTGACCGGCGCCTTCAAACTGGGCGCCCAGGTCTTCGACCGTTGGGACGCTCGCGTCGAGACCGGCTACGTGGACAAGGACTTCATTCTGAACCTTGTCACGATCCTGGCTGAAGAGCGCCTGGCCCTCGCGGTCTATCGTCCCGAAGCCTTCATCTTTGGCGATTTCGGCCGCGTCACCTGATCTCCCTGAAACTGAACGGCCCGGCGGGATCAAACCTGCCGGGCCTCTTTTCGTGGCGGCCGCATCGGGCGACCGCCTCGCAAGGAGGCTCCCATGACCGAGAAATACAAAGTCACCCGGCAAGTCCTGTTCGACCGCCTGTATCAGGCCGGTGAGGCCTACGAGGGTAACGCCTCGGAAGTCGCGCATCTGGTCGCCAACGGGGTGCTGGTGAAAACCAAGGCTGAGCCTGCGCCGAAGAACAAGGCCGAGCCCAAGGTTGAGAACAAGGCGGCCGACTGATGCTGAACGTCGTCGTCCTCACGACCGGCCCGCTGATGTCGCTCGCCGAAGCCAAGCAGCACCTGCGCATTGACGGCAACGAGGATGACGCCCTGGTCGAAGCCTACGCCGACGCCGCCGTCCTTTCCGTGCTGAACCACTGCGACCGCAAGTTGGTCCCGCAGGGGGCAGAGCCCGCTTTCAAAGCCGCCGCGCTGCTGATGCTCGGCGACCTCTACAACAACCGCGAGAGCGTGGTCGCGGGCCAGTCCTTCGCCGTGTCGCCGACCATCGGTGCCCTGCTCGGCCCGTATCGCATCTATCGCGTCTAGGAGATCGCCATGCGCGTTCGCTTCACCGAGCCCTTCGATTACGTCCCGACCGAAGACCCGCGCATCCTGGTCGCGTTCTCCCCGAAAGGCGGGGCTGATGGCGACGGCGCCTACACTGTTCGGCGCGAGGCTGGTGAGGCCGCTATCGCTGCCGGCAAGGCCGAGGACCTGACGTTCAACGGCGCCGACCCTGCCAAGTTCGACCACGATGGCGACAAGCGCCCCGGCGGCGCGAAGAAGAAGACTGATGCCGAAGCCTAAGGGCGCCGGAGACCTGCGCCAGCGGGTCAAATTCCAGCGTCGTGGTGCAGGCGACGACGGCTACGGCAATCCGGTCACCGGCTGGGCCGATCTCGACATCTCTCGCGCTTGCAACCTGACGCCAACGCGGGGCGGCGAAGCCGTACAGGCTGGCAGAGTGGCCGGAACCGCATCCTGGGACTGCTGGGTCCGAAACGACAGCGGAACGCGCTCTCTGCGGACCGGCGACCGCGCCATCGACGCGCGCGACGCCACGCGCACCTTCAACATCACCTTCATCGGTGACATGGACGGCGACCGCACCTGGCTCCTGCTTCAGCTGAAGTCGGGCGTCGCAGATGGCTAAGGGCGGCCTCGAAAACGTCGAGCGGCTGATGCGCAAGTTGAACCGCATGACCCCAGCCGTTCGCAAGGCGGCAGGCCAAGAAGCCTTCATGCAGGCCGAGGATATGGCCGCGCAGATGCGCCGGATCGCGCCTCAGGCCAAAGAAGAGAACGACGGCGAGAAGGTCCGTGACCACATCCACGTCGAGGAAGGTCGCCTGGGAGACGTGTCCTACGTCGTCATCTCGGACGCCAAGGACGCCAAAGGCCGCGCCAAAGCCGCCCGCGTCGAGTTAGGCCACAAGGCCCCGGATGGAACCCATGTCGCAGCCTCGCCCTCGTTCTATCCCGTCGTTCGCGCCAGTCAGAAGCGCGTGAAGCGCCGGATCACAGCAGCCATGCGCAAGGCGTTGAGAAAAGAGGCGGGCCTATGATCGACCTGTCCCTGCCTCTGCAAGCCGCCATCGTCAAAGCGCTGAAAGAAGACCCCGATCTGATCGGACTGATCGCTGGCCGGGTCTATGACCGCGTCCCGCCCTCCCC